TTAGAGTTTGCCGACGATGTTACATCGCCAGTTAGCGCGGCAGACTGTATCTGTACTTGACCAGCAACGGCGGTGCTAACGGTGTTTGATGTGCTAGACGTTAGGACGCGCGAATTAGGCAGAGCAGCATCAGCAGTCATCAAAACATACTGTGAGGCATCGGTTGCCCCGCCTGCATCAAGGTCAACAATTGGGGTTCCTGGCGGGTACTCGATCGCATTAGTCGCAGCATTATAAGTGCATATCTCTAGGTCATTTATGAGCGCGTTGGGCGTTAATTTGACATTAGCGCCAGCCTGCACGGCAGGAATTAGCTCGGTTCCGGTTAGTGTTCCGGCTGTAGTTTCTAGAGATATTTTTGTATCTGCCATGTCTTAATCCTTGTGGTTTTTATCAATCTTATATAAAAATGGTTACCTAAAGTACTGGATAATGATAATTTTTAAAGCTCAATAATTCTGACCGATGCGTTATATTTATTGAGCATTGGTATTTCTAGCGCTAAATCCTGATCTATCTTTCCATAGATCTGGGAAAATAACTGACCCTCTGATATGGTCCCGGCGGTCGATAAAGATACAAATATAGGTTGACTTCTGCCGGAATATCTAAATAGATCATTTAAAATCTTCCTGCTATCGGCATTGAGATGCAACAAAGAAAAATCAATAGCTCTTGATATAGTGCCTCTATCAGTAATGAGATCGCCAGATGATGTGCGCTCACTCGTTGTGTTATCTATAAAACTAACTATCGCGCCCTGGGCTGCATCACGCCCAGGATCAACAGCAACGCCCGCTATTATTCTGCTAATCTCAATATAACCATCTGGATTGCCAGCGCTCGTAAATTCTATGTCCATCCGCCGAACAGCGGAGGTGCTATTAAAAAACACTGATGCATGAGCGCCGCCGCCATAAGCGAATGATGCGGACCCTGTCGAAGTAAAACCAGCCGGAATACTGTAACCTTCAGAAACCGAAACTGCGCCGGAGTCATAAAGTAGTGTGCCAGAGGATGTTGCATTGTAGAGATACACTCTAAATGTCGATCCGGCTATTAAATTAGTAAAAGCAAGCGCAATACCGCTTAATGTTTGAGCAGTCGACCAGGTTACTGTAATTTTTGGCGTAGTGAGATTGGTTGATCTCCATGTCTTCGATTTTTTATCATTAGTTAAATTTGTTAGCGGGAAACCAGACGTAGTGCCTCCAAACGACATGATTAATGTTTCATAATCATCAAAAATATTCTTGTTTAATATCTTGAGGTTAGACATTATTTTGACCTTTTAGGATCTCAATTTCAGCTGATAATTGCTGCACAGCCTTGACCAGTGGAGCAATCAAGCTCACATAATCCACTCCCATCAGACCATCTGGATTTACTTGTGATAACGCGTCATTTTCGTTTTCGTCAAACATGACAGCCACATCCTGCGCGATAAATCCATGATATTTAAGCCCCATTCTCTCTTGCAGCTCATAAGTAACCGGCCGCAAATTGTTTATAAAATCAATGCCCAGCACTTCATCAGCAATGTTTGCCTTAATACGCTCATCAGATATGGTCTCGATTATTATCCCATTAGATCCATTGCCGCGCACTTGTTGACCTGATACGGTTGATATAAGATTAAAACCATTCCCAGATACCGTACAAGTTCCGGTGTTGCCCAAAACAGTTTGACAATAAGCAGTCGCGGCCTTGCTGTTAAATAGCTGCGCATTAAGGTTTGTTACAAGTTCCGTTCCGGTCTTGGTCATGCGACCCTGCACAGCCAGTGCAACACCCGTGCTGGTGTTGACCGCTTGCACACCTGTACCAGAGCTTGATCTAGCCACGCCAGCCACGCCACGATCACCGGTCGTGCCTGCGTCCCCGTAAACAGCCACTCCGATAATTCCGGCGTATGCTTTTAGTCCGCCCTTTGTCGATAAGCCGTCGTTAAAAATACCGGTGTAGTAATCTCCTATGGTCCCTGATTGCCCGCTAAACTTGGCAATTCCAGTGATGTCAATATTAGCCAGTCCAGTTATATTGCCAGCCGTTACGCTGCCCAGGTTAGCCGTGATAGCAGACAAAGTGCTTACATTAAGCATGCCAGCCGTAATTGTGTTGGCAGCTATACGAGCAGCCGCGAGCGTTCCGGTTGTTATCTGACTAGCATTGATCGTGCCGCCCCTAGTCCAAACGCCGCCAATGTTAAACCACATGACATTAGTGGTTGAGTTAAAGTGAGCATCGCCAGCAGCGCCTCCGGTTGGATCTGATGCGCTCGTGGTAAAGAAATTCTCAGTTCCGCCGCCAGTATTGGCAGCGTCGATTACATCCTGTACAGGTATTCCGTTTAGTGATCCTGTTACATTACCGGGCACGTTGACTGTCGCTGGCAAGTTTGTTGATACTGTCCTTGGTGTTGCGGCTTGCAGTTTTATATCAAGATCATTAACGATAGCCGCCATTTATGCATCCTCTCTTAAAATATAAGTTCCGTCTTCGCGCAGCAAAAATGATCCATCCTCGCGCATTATTCTACTCAACAGCGGCGCTGCGTTTGGAGTGAGAGCCATTAAAACATCGGCATTGACAGTTAAATTACTATAATCAATCGACAGCCCAAACACTTGACCAGTAACACCGGAATCAAAACCAAAACGCGGATAAGTAATTGTTACAGCCTGCCCTAGTGTCAACTCTGCTAATCTTGCGTGTCCTGTAAACGACACAACAACAATGGGATTGCGAAAAATTGATAGCAGCCTGGTTGCCTCAGCAATTGCGTCAGACTCTTTTAGTAGTAGCGTATCAACCGCCACTGGCTCTGTATCTAGCGCATAGTCAGCTTTTACGGTAACATCCTCAGCAGTAACGCTTGCATATTCTGATGCGTACATTTTTTTGTGCTCTGCTGGGATGCCTGTTAATAATCCAGTTTGCACAGTCCAATTCTTGACATAATTGACTTTAAAAGCCGCCTGCACCGGGAATTTGTTTGTTACGTTTATGCTGTTAGCTATTATGTCGGTCTCTCCAATTGCAAATGGAGTCCCTGACGGCGGTAGCTCAATTTTTAACAATTGCAATTTTCCAAGTCTCGACATTACCAGTTGAGCGCCTACGCTTGACGCAAGTTGATTGCATACTGTTAGAGTGTTTTCTCTTGACTCGACATACACGCCAACTGGTTGAGGATTTGCTGTGTCAAAAGTAGATAATTGAGTTAAATCAATATCTGCATCAACAAACTTATTGACACCTCCATATTCTTTGACTATTTTTTTAATGATCTTTGATGGCGTATTTATCCAAGCTGACGCGTCATTAACACCTTGCACACTACAGGTAACTTGCCCAAATGGCTGTGCTGATAGTGTAAAGCGTGTTTTTACCAATGACTCGACATAAGCAAAACTAACCGGTACGCCATTATCCCTAACCTCTATAACACCTTCTATGGCGCTGGCTCCTATTGATCCAGTATGCACACGATATTCAAGCGTTGCTGGGTTTGATAGCAGTGGAGTTACATTAAAACACTCACCAAAACACAGCGGGATTAATTCGTTTTTGTTAGCCGATACACCTCCTAGCCTAGCCTCGGATATTGGTGTGTTAAGTCTTTGCAGCTTGTCCCTAACTTTAATGTTTAATGTCCCGGCTGAGCGGCTGTCTATATCTTCAATAGTGCCGTTAAATATGGTAACAAAATCCTCTCTCAGCCAGCGCACGTCACCAATCAAGACAACAATATTTTTATTTACCCAAATATCGCGCAGCCAACTATCTATTGATCCATCAAGGTTTATTAATTCGACATCGCCAAAACTCATTGAAGGCTGGCCATCAACGCTCATACGCTCAACTAGATTGATCGAGTCTGATGATACGATAGGATCGTAAACACGACCGGCAACGCCATCTGAATAGTTTTTGCTTGACAAATACCTTGTGACAGCCACGCCGCCAACACTAATGGCGGCCTCTACTAAAACACATCTAATCGCTTGAGGATCTTCTAACCACTCAGTAAAATTTACAGCCATTATGCAAGCCTCACTTTGTTTCTATCGCTCCATTGGCGTTTGGTCTCGGTCTGCTTGACAGCTCCTGAGATTGTTTGAGCGTTTTGTTTGTTGGTTATATCGATCACTTTTATCAGTGCCGCCGTATTTTCTACCGTTCTTTTTTCTAGTGATGCTATTGCCTCTGCCACATCTCCCATTTTCGAGACCGCTGAAGATGGCACAACGGCTTCAGCTTTATGCAGCAAGCCCAAGCCTGTTTTTCTGACAAAATCCGTGCCGCGCTCAAATGCTGGCAGCTTGTTATCTTTAACAAACTTGTTAATATCAGCCAAAGATACCCCAGTAACATCAGATAGTCTTTTTGATGTTATGCCATGCTGCCGAGCAGCGTTATAAATCGCCATCGGATTAGATTTGTTAGCATTAACAAAGTCTAATATCTGCTTGTCTGTTACAGAGGCGCCACCAGTTGCCCGATTGATTTGAGATACATCATATCCGGCTGCATCAAGCTGGGCATTCGACACCCCAAATTTGGTTGCAGCAGCAGCCACTTGCTGAGGTGTGGCATTGGGGTTTTTATCGAGATAACTGCGGATGTCTCCGGTCGTTACAGCAGGATTGCCGCCACCTGACAACGTAGCTGCTATTAATTCTTTTAGCAAGTCGTTAGTCGTCTTTGTCGTATTATCGATATTAAGCAGATAATCGACACTAGATTTTAAACTGTCTAACTGACTGCGTGCTATATCAGATTGTGATAACGCGCTCTTCTCTGCATTTTTAAGTACATTCGTGACAAGCGCAAAATCGCTTAAATATGCAGCACTCGATGCGTTATAAGTTTGGCTTGCGCGTAAAAATTCCTGCGCTACAGTAGGCAGCCTATCAAGCGCAGACTCGTCACCGGATGCCGCCTTAATGCGAGTCTGGTTAAAATCTGCCCGCGCCTGCTCAAGTTTTTGCGCTGGCGTTAATGGCGATAATTCGCTGAATGCCAAACCTTCCCGAAAATCCTTTAACTTGTCAGAAATTCCTTTAAACTTGGAAATAGTCGATTCTAATTCGCTGCGCTCTTGGTTGTATTTTCCAAGTAACTCGTTACGGATATCATTAAGCGATCGCTCTGCTTTTGCAAGCGTGTTTGTTGATGTACCTAACTGCACTTGAGCGTTCCTGACCTCAAGAAATGCAGGCGCAAGTCTCAATAAAGCAATTCTAAGTTCGTTAGCCGTCCCTTCTGCTTGTATCAGTTTTTTATAGTCCTCTACAGCGATAGCGGTAGACACGCCGAGATCTGTTAATGATCGATTAAGCTGATCTGTCTTAAGTGCTGCTTGCTCTCCAGCGCTCAGGAAATTATCAAAGAAAAACTTTGACATGGTAGCCAAAGACTCAAAGCCGCCAGCCATTTCAACAAATTTAGTTCTCTGCTCAAATGACAAAGCCTGGATCAATCCGCGTGCCTGGTCTACTGTAGCGCCCAAATTTTGAGCAGCCCCAGACATTGATAGAAACTCTGAATTAAGCCGCTGCAATGCATCGGCAGATGTTTCACCGCGCTTGGCTAGATCGGTAATACTTGGTAGAAATCCTGTCACCAATTGATCTGTTATGGCAGCTATTTCCGCGCTTATTTGTTCCTCGGTCAGAAATTTTCCTTTCTCTGACACGAGATTAATCTCACGGTTAAAACTGCTCAGGCTTTCCGTGCTAATGCCTAAATTCTTACCAATTTCCTCAATAGATCCTGACACGCCTTTTGCCGTATCATTAAAAATATCAATGATGTCTCTAGCTTGTTTTCCTAAGCTCTCGGTAAACGCTTTTAGCTTGTCATTATCAGTGCTAGTTTGCCCGGTTACTAAATCAACCCTAGCGAAATCATTTTTGTTGCTGCGAAATAATCCGCCTTTTGCAACGAAGTTTGTGTTAATAGATCCGCTTTCAAAACCGCTTTGGCCTATGCTTCCTGATAATGTGGTTTCTTTTTGTTTCAGTGGTCCGCGACCGAATAGAGCATTGATAAGCGGTATAACAGGTAACAGATCACCAATAATTGGGATATCACCAACGGCATTAATTGCGTTTCCAAATCCACCGCCAACGCGCTTATCACCTGCCAGCGCTTTTAATCCAGCAGTAGCAGCAGCTGCAATCATTAATGGACCAGCAGCCGTAGCGAATGCAGAACCCATACTAGCAGCCAAGCCAGCGCCAGCCGTAGCACTTTCAGCAGCTATAAACGATGCAGCAGCACCGCCGCCGGACATGCCAGCACCGAATGAGCCTAGTAGACCGCTGCCACCAAGGGCAGTCATGCCGCCACCGACCAAGCTATTTAATCCAAATCCAGACGACACTAGACCGCCAGCAGTTGATGCTAGAGACGACAAACTAAAACCATTCCCCTTGCCGCCAGTGCCACCAACGCCACCGACACTAAACATGTTAGCGAGGCCTACACTTTGCGCAAGTTTTAGCGCTGCGAACTCTGAAGCTATCCTACCAACGGCCTGACCGACACTTTTGACCATGCCTTTTAGGCCATCGTCAAAAAAGTTAAATATGCTATTGGCTAATGCGCTTTGTATGTTTCGACCGGCTTGCACCCATAATTGGCTTGTTTCGTCAGCTACCGACCGGGTAACTTTTGCGACTTCTGATGTTTCTTCTTGCGCCTTTTTTAACGCGCGATTATATGTCTCAATTGATAAATTTGAGTTAGGCAGATTGAGCAATCTATTTAACTCAGTTTGAGTATCAATTAACCGCTCTTCTTTGGTTCTGACCGATTCAGTTATTGACGCTATTTTTTGCAAGTCAACAGACAAAGCATTTGCAGCCGCTTTTTGCTGATCCATTTCTGTAGTTACTTGCTCAATCCTGTTTATGAGAGGATTTGCAGCCTTTGACACGCCAAGGTGAGCAGCTTCAAGCCTTTTAATCTGTGCAGAAGTTAACCCGGCTGTTTCTGCCTCTTTTTTAAGAGACGCAAGAAAACGCTCTGCATCAGATATGGTTTTTTTGGTTGCTATAGATAATTTCTCGGCATCCTTGCTAACGGCAGCCACTACAGTCTCGGAAGAAGCATCAGAAGCGATTGCTTCCTTCATTTTCTGCAGATCTTCTGTAGCAGATTCTATGCGAAACTTAAGCTCGTCCTGATCTTTTTTACTGAACAGAAAATCACTGATCGGAATGATACTATTCAGCCCTTGAATATGTACTAGCTCTTCTTCAAGTTCCTGAATTAATGATATTTGTTTTTGTATTGGATCTAGCTTTTGACCGCCAAACACGCCAGTTAGTGCATTAGCAAGTTTAGTAGCAAGCTCTATGCCGCTAGACAGGAAATTGATTAATCCTGATTCACCAACAGCTATCTTAAGGTCAAAAATAGCGGTGTTCATTCGGTTCATTTGAGCGGTCAAGCCTTTGGCTGCCTGCTCAGATTGTGAACCAAATGTTTTGTCTAATTCGCGCGACAATGCAGGCAATAATTGCTCAGCCGTTACGCTACCAGTGCGCAACAACTTATCAAGCTCTTGAGTTGTTACACCGATAGCTCGCGCCGCGATTTGGAATGCGCCTGGCAATCTTTCTCCAAGTTGACCGCGCAACTCCTCAGACGAAACCGTACCTTTTGAAATTATTTGCTGTATTGCAAGCAGTGAGCCGCCAGTTTGCTCTGCTGATAGCCCAAGAGCGGCGGCAGCTTGCGCAACCGAAGTAAATATATCTCTGGTGGCTTTACCCTCTAACGCAGTACCCTTTGAAGCAGCGGTCAGCTTACCAAATTGGTCCGCAGCAGTCGCAAGATCCAGCCCAAGCCGCTGAGATTCAGAACGCACAAATGAAAGTGCATCAGCCGCACCTTTAGCAGATCCGGTACCTACCTGTAATGTGCTGGTGAATTGCTGAAACTGTATCGTAGCATCAGTCACGCCCTTAACAGCGCTAACAACACCAGCAACACTCACACCAACAGCCGCAAGCGCTCCCGTTACTTTCAGTGCTGTACTTGATAATCCAGACAAATTCTGATCGGCAGAAGCAAAAGCCGCTGCAGTAGAATCTTTTGCTGTGATGCTAATCTGAGTTGTTACGTTGGTCATCGTTATGCTGTTTTAAAAGTAAAAGGCCATCAATAAACAACTCTACATCATTGACTTGCAGGTATTCCGCTACTGCATCAAGTTGGGAAAAATCAACATTCCCCCCTAATATGTTCCACGCCGAAATTACCCTTTCTTGATCAGTGCTTAACTTTACTGACTCGCCACCAACTAAATCTTTTATCTGTTGATAGTCGAGCCAGTCCGTTATTTTTTTTCGTTTGCTGCCCTTGTAACAAACCGCTCTTGAGCATCTTTCAGAATTTCAGCAACAATCGGTTTATACCAATCCGGCTTTTCACCAATGACTTCAAAAAAAGTATCACGGTCGAATTTAACAACATCTTTGCTGCCGCCTTCGATTAGATCACTTTCTTTTACACCACTCCAATCATCGATATGCACACGGCATACTTCCGCGTCAGTAGATGATTGTGTCGCATATCGGCTAAATTGCTCAGGAGTCGCTCGCGTGCCAAAAAAAGATAGATCACCAACTTTTATTTCTATGCGCCTCGCGGCGCGTAGTTTGTCAGCTAATGTGCTCATTATGATGCAAACCATTGTGGTTTATTGCGCAGCGTCATACTGATCTGTGCGGTTCCTACAGCACCGACACCGCCAGAGAAACCAGCGCCGCCAGAAACGTAAGCGTTGAAAATGGCTTTTTGTCCTGAAGACAGTGTTACCATGATTGCGCGTCGAGCGTTAGCTTTCGATGCAGTCTGAACCTCAACAACGGCAGCCGCCAGCGGGTTTGCAATCAGAGACAATGTACCCTCTTGCACAGAGTCATGACCGAAAGACTCTTGTTTTTCGTCGTCATGGATTGTGGTAATGTCTAGCTTATCAGGCGCCGAGTCTGGCAAATCGAATTGCGTGATATTGTCGAATGATGCGCCCATCGTTATTTTCTTAGCCGTTCCACCGCTCGCGTATGTTGTCCAACCGGTAGAATCAATGCCCTCACAGACAAATGACACTGTAGTAC